CTATATGAATCTTAGTAGCCTAGAAGAAGATTTGATAGAAAAGGTCAGAGAGAGAATGGATGAAGACCCCGAAATGGCAGTTAGTTTTCGGGATCTAAAAGAGCTTTCAATAGCTAAAGCAAATGCCAATAGGGAGGCTATGACTGCTAGAGGTGAGGTAACAAACATTACAGAAGGCAGAAAGGTATATACTAAGGAGGATTACGATCAAATTGTTCAATCAGCCAAAGATCGGATAAAAAAAGCTAAGATAATTAATGCTGAAATTGTAACACAAAAGGACAATGAATGAAGAGATTCTTAATAAACTAAAAGAAGTATTAGGCGAGCATTATCCTAATTACTGCATTATTGTGTTAGATGAGGAAGGGGAGGTTCAGTCTGAATATACAACTGTTTCAGTAGCTAGAATGCTTATTAGAGAAGCTTCTCTAGATTTTAGAGATGATAACGTAGAAGTTATATGGGACACAGAAGATACTGATGATTAGTTTTACAAAACATCCAATGCTAGCTCCTCCTAGCGACGAGGAAATAGTAATGCTTGGCGAGACTGATCCCGAAATGCTAGCTGAGTTGCACGAGGCTCACGAAAGTTTAATCAGATCAAGCATTGAAGACCCCTTAAGATATGGATTTGATCTAGATGGATGGGGTAGGATTAGAAATGCTTTGTGTGACTACAATGAGGTAATTACATTTGGGGGTAATCGTAGTGGCAAAACTACTGGGTGTGCAAAGCTAGTAATGGAAGCAGTTACTAAAAAGAAAGACGGGCATCTTGTTTGCTTTAGTCAAAATGCTGATACATCAGTCAAAGTTCAACAAGCATCAATTTGGGAAATGATGCCCAAAGAGTTCAAGAAGAAAACTAAAAGCATAGAGGGATACATTAATTTTTCTATGCAGAATGGTTTTACTGGCTCTAGTTTTATTTTTCCAGATACTAGGACTAGGGTAGATTTTAAAACTTATACTCAGTTTTCCAACAATCAAACAATATTAGAAGGCTTTGAGTTCGGATTTAAAGAAGGAGGCAGTTTAAATATAGGTGCTTGGTTGGATGAATACCTTGGGGATGCGTCCCTTGTAAATACATTAAGATTTAGATTGGCTACTAGAAATAGCAAAATGCTCCTAGGATTTACGCCAATAGACGGCTATACATCCTTTGTATCTGAATATTTGAAGGGTGCTCAAACACTAAAAACCCGAAAGGCATCCTTGCTAAAAGATAGAGAACTTCCCGTTCAACAATACAGCCCCACGAGGGATGCAGGAGTAGTCTACTTACATTCTGATGAAAACCCATTTGGGGGATATGACCGAATAAAAAAAGATCTTCAACAATCAAGCGATGAACAGATTCTATGTCGTGCGTATGGGTATCCTGTACGAAGTATGACATCTTTATTACCTAAGTTTAGCACTTCGGTAAATGTGCTTTCGGACAAACCAAATCAGTATGGAATGAAATTTCCAGACATTAGAGATACTTCAAAGTACACTATTTATCAAATAGTTGACCCCGCAGGAAATAGAAACTTTACGGCAATTTGGGGTGCAGTAAATAAAGACGGAGAAATATATATTAAAAAAGAGTTTCCTGATAGGGATTCATATGGCGAATGGGCAATTTTTGGCGATCCTAGGTGGCGTTACGGACCCGCTTCTAAAAAAATTGGATACGATGTTGCTGGATATGTTGATTTATTTAAAGAAATAGAACAAGAAGAAGGACTAACAGTTTTTGAACGAATTGGTGACTCAAGGTATTTTGCTAGAGAAAATGAAAACAATGAGGATTTATTTTTATCTTTTTCTGATTGTGGCATGGATTTTGTACCATCTAGCGGCAAACAAGAGCGAGAAGGTATTATTAAACTGGACGAATGGTTTGATTATAACGAAAATGCTAAAATTGATCTAGCTAATATGCCCAGATGCTATATTCACAAAGATTGCGGTAATTTAATTGATTCCATTGTGCATTACAACGCAAACGGAAAAACGGATGAATGCCTAAAGGATTTTTTTGATGTATTAAGATATTTTAGAATGGCAAATGATGGACGAGGACCCGATTTTGTTAATTCTGCATCACTACAAGTTACAAGAAAAAGTATAGGAGGTTACTAATGCCCAAAAAAAGATTAAAACAAATAGCAGAAGAATTTGATATTTCTTTTAAGCAAGCCCAAGATTTAGCATTTCAAAATCTTGAAGAAGAAATGATTACTGGAAAAGGTAAAAATACTTGGATTAATGAAGATGGTCAGACAGTATTTGATAATATTATACCTGTTCCTGTTATATATAGAGGTCGTGTAGTACGATTAATGCCTAATCCTTGTTTTGTATTGACAAGAATCCCAGATTTAAACACAACGGTGCCTGTAAAAGCTAAATTGCATATAGCTAAAAATTTAAAAGGTAAATATATTTACGTCCAAGTAGATAATTCTAATAATTATACCACTTATAATCACATTATACCTTCGCGAAGATGAACGATTTTTTTAATTTTTTTGTAGATAGTTTTGATAATATCAATTCACTTCTTGATGTCTTGCTTTATATGTTAAAATAACCAGCTAAGTATGGACAATCAAATTATTTCGGAAGAGCTAACCTATGTTGGCAAAAAACCTAATGTAACAGTCTTACGAAACGCTTACGAAAGAACTACAACGGAGTTATCGTCTTTTTTTGACCTTTGCCGTGCTTCTTACGATGATAGGCGTAATTTTTGGGCTGGAAAAAGTCCTGATCTTCGTAAACATGGAGCGGATGCTTTCCCATGGGAAGGTGCATCGGACATGGAAAGTCACGTTATTGACGAACGAATAAATCGTCTTGTATCTTTATTTATTGCATCATTGTCACGAGCTAATATTCGTGCATTTCCTGTATCTAGTGATGATATGGGTAGGGCAAAAGTAGTATCAAGTTTTTTAAAATGGATGGTGTCTTCTGGATATATTCCACGTTTTAAAAAAGAAATGGAACTGGGTGCAAATTATTTGCTTGAGCGTGGTTTGCTTATTAGTTATGTAGGTTGGCATCGCGAAGATCGCCGAATAATTCAAGAGCTTAATGTTCAACAAATTGCTGGTTATTCTCAAGAAGCGATGGATATGTTTATGTCTGGTTTTGCTGATGAAGAAGTTGAGCAAGCCCTTATACTAGCTTTTGATGGATTAACTGAGAAGAAAGCTAAAAAAGCAGTCCAAGAACTTCGGTTAAATGGCACTACGGAACTACCCGTAGTTCGTAGGCAGGTGAATGCACCAGAAGTTAAAACTCTTTCGCCTGACGGGGACTTCTTTTTTCCCTCCTATGTAACAGATCCACAAAGAGCACCTTTTTGTTTTTGGCGAACTTATTACACCGCACAAGAATTAGAAAATAAAGTTGCAACTGATGGCTGGAATGAAGATTTTGTTGATTATGTAATTGAGCATTTTCGTGGTGTAAACTCAAATAGTATTGAGCGTAATGAAATCGGATCACCTGTAATTGAAACTAATTTAACTAATGCTGTCTATACAGCGGATGAATTAATTGAAATAGTACACGGGTATCAACGATTAATTGACGAAGAAGATAATTCAGAAGGTATTTACGAAACTATATTTCATCGTTCACTTTCAAGTGATGCTGAAGTACAGCCTTACGCTAAATTTGAATTAATGAATGGATATGAGGATTATCCCGTTGTAGTTACTAAACTTTCAGAAGATAGTAAACGTCTTTACGATACAAATACTGTTCCTTCATTACTTCGCGGAATACAAAATCAAGTAAAAATTGAACGCGATTCAAGAGTAGACCGCAATAGTTGGGCAACTTTGCCACCCTTAATGCACCCCAAGGGTCAAGCACCTCTAGAATATGGTCCAGGTCGTTTTATTCCTTATCGTCGCAAGGGAGATATTGAGTTTGCTCCGTCACCACCGTCGCCCACTGGTTCTGTTGAAATAGAAAACACTTTAGAACAACAAGCTGATAGGCTCGTAGGATTGGATGATTCGGTAATTTCACAAACTAAAAAACAATTTTTGGTTGATAAGTTCTTATCTCATTCAGCAGAAGTTTTAAAACTTGCATTTAAGTGTTTTCAAAGATTTGGTCCTGATTCAGTTTTTTTCAAAGTAACGGGAGTGCCTGATCCTCAATTAATGGACAAAGGCGACCCTACAGAAAACTTTGATGTTATTGTAAATTATGATGTGCTAAATACTGATCCAGAATCGCAAGAAAAAAAATTACAACAATCCC